ATTTGCCTTGTCTCTAGCAGCAACGTAAGCCTTGTTTCTTGGGTCATTAGCGCCAGTTGGCTTGGCTGATGGTCGGTTGTTTCCACCGCCACCGGAACCACCACGACCGCCGCCACCGCCGCCACCATTTCCACCGCCGCCGTTGCCGCCGCCACCATTTCCACCGCCGCCGTTGCCGCCACCGTTGTTGGAGCTACTGTCGTCTTTTTTATTTTTAGGAATCTTACTCACCATAAGATCCATGAAGGACTTCTTATCTTTCTCATTCTTAGCAGCAGCATCAGCTTTAGCTTTTGCTTGGTTGGCTACATTTCTATCTTTGTTTGCAATATTATTTCTACCCTGTCTTTCAATATTACTGTTTTGAACTGATCTTCTGAAAGCGGAACTTCCACCACTACCAGTATCAACACCTTGCTGCTTTGCTTTTTCTGTACCACCACCTGCGGAAAACGCAGTCATATCAGTAACGCCAGGATTCTTACGTTTAAATTCCTTTGCCTTGGCTGCGTATGCGGCATCATTTTTAGCTTTTGCTACTGCCTCTTTATCCTTTGCAGTCACTGGAAGTGGCTTACCATCAGGACCTTTCAATGCTTCTCCAAGGTATGCTTCGCGGACCTCATCCCAAGTCATATCGCTTAGGTCAAGACCTTCTTCCTCAACCAAATGATGAGCAAATGCTTCAACTTCTTCCCAGATAGAATCAACACTCTCGGTTAGTTGTTGAGGTTGCTGAGGTTGTCCTACTTGAGTTAATGCTTCTTTGAGCTGAATATAAGAATTAAGGTCCATCGTAACAAAATAAATCCGTATGGTTTATTTATACTTGTAATTTATTAGCTTTCCTTCGCATATCCTAAGCTCACATATCACACCTTCCACATAACCATCTGCTTGCATAGTATAATTATATATTTCTATCTTTCTCGTGAGGGTCATTGGATATAATTTACCCCTATTCTTAGTTTTTACTGTAGTATATCTTGCACCATCAAATACAAAGTCATATGTTCCCGAGTAATCTGCTCCCCATATCTGACCTGATGGATCAATCCAATAGAAGGACATTGTGCCACCCTCCCAGTAGTCATCAGTAATATCCTTTGTCTGTGTTAGAACATTGGTGAGTTCTCCAATAGGAGCAGAGCATCTCACCTCATCAAACATCCCCATCATTATTCTCGCGATTGTACCCAAGATCACATTGTTCGCCAGATGCAATATCCAGTTCCAATATGATTTCAGCTCTCTGTGTATAAGTTAGCATGGGGTGTACTAAAACACCCCTCTCCACGTGATAAACCTGAGAGCAGGTCAGCAATGCTGCTAAAAGTATCATTGTTCATTCTCTTGATGTTCTCTGATTATAGCTTGGAGTTCTTGATCCTGCTGTAGTTTCTTAAGAACTCTTTTCATTCGCCACTTCATCAACCATAGGTCAGGCTTCATCTTAAGAAGAAGCCACTGCCTACGCAGCCCAATAGTCAATGCTTTAAACTGTAGCCCTAACCAAGGAGCCACATTAACATCCATAATAGCAATAACTACAATGAGAACTAGTGCAGCGTCAAAATAATAAATTGGATTCATAATAAAATAGTTTCTAATTCACAAGTCAATTCATACATCTTAGCTAGGCTAATGTTTCCCTCACCATCCCGACACTCCATTGCAGCACACCTAATAGCGGCAGCAATGGCTTCAGGAGTGATACTCATACCAGCCTGAGTAACGGCATCATAAACACGTGAAGCAGATTCAGACATGATGATACAGGCTGTTATATCTATTTAGGTGAGATTGAGTGCATCGTAAATATATTCTCTTCCCCGATCAATCCAATACTCTGTGAAGACATCGCCAAAATGTTCTGTTAAGAAAGCAAACTTTTCATCAATAATTTCTTTACCTAGGACGTGGAAGTGTGCTGTGGAGAGTGCAAAGAACTCATCATAAGCATTAATGTCTCTTGTCTTCATCTTCTGGTATAGGTTCCTAGCTTCGTCCATAAGGGGGATTGCTTCTTCGGGCATATAGATTACCTCCCCTGTTGGTAGAGGCAGCTTCTTGCTCTTTATAGCACTCATAGAGATCTTCATACACTCACGAGTCTGCTCTACTGATAGTGCGTTAGGGCTTTCTCCACGGAAACCATACTGAACGCAACCATTAGTACATTCCATCACACGGATAATAGCAGTGGCGTCTAGCACTTCGGGCGTACAGTCTGACCAAATCTTAAACCACTTATCATAAAATCCAGGATGTTCGTTATGTGTAATCATTATAAAGGGGGCATTTAGCCCCCCTACTATAACCTACTTTGCTGTATTTGCCAATAGGACTCTAATTTGATCTGGTTTCAAGGATGGATCAGCCTGAAGTAATATCGCAACTGCTGCTGCGATTAGTGGGCAAGCCATAGAGGTACCACTCTTTGTGCCTATCAGATTACCTGGTAAGGTTGACCAAATTGTTTTGCCAGATGTAGTCACATATAGCAGCTCTTTAGTGCCATCATTATCCCAGTCCACTGGTTCACCCGCTCTATTTGAGAATGATGTCATATTACCAGCCTCATCAATTGCTCCAACAACAATACCATACTCGGATGCATATGATCCAGGTGCCTCAGGACTTGAAGCCGCAATTGGATCAGTATCAAAGGCATTTCCAGCAGCCATTACGCAGATGACGTCATTGTCATTTGCATACTTAATAGCATCTCTAATTATTTGAGGTGGAACATAACCACCACCAAGAGACATATTAATTACGTTGGCACCATTATCAACTGCATAATAGATACCTTGAGCTAGATTCAAGTATGATCCACCCTGATCAGTTCCGGGAAGAATTTTGATTGGCATGATTTGTGTATTAAATGCTGCACCAACAATGCCAATACCATTATCCTCAGCAGAGACAGTACCCGCTACGTGAGTACCATGACCATCCAAGTCCTCTAGGGAGTTATCATTATTTACAAAGTCCCAGCCATTGACGTCATCAATGAAACCATTCAAATCATCATCAATACCATTGTTGGGAATTTCTCCAATATTGATCCAGATGTTATCATCTAATTCAATATGAGTAATGTCTACACCAGTATCAAGTACAGCAACAATTATACCAGCACCAGTCAATCCAACAGACCAAGCTTCGGGGGCACCAATAGCATCTAGATTGTACATATTTGTGCCGGGGGCAAAGTCAAAAGCAACTGGAGGTTGTTGTGGTATGTCCACATTTGCCAAATCCTCAAGAGCAAATTTAACTGAAGCCTCACCAAAGCCATCAATAATGTTGTAATCTCCTGTAATATTGCTTAGGTTAGGTTGATATACTGGTGCCGGAGAGTCATCCAATCCCTCAGGTGGGAACGCATATGTATAGAGAGATTCGTAATCACGTAATTCTGCCGCGACTAACCATTGACCCTTAGTACCTGAAAGAGGTCCTTCATATATCAAGTAACCATCTGAATTGGTACGCTTAACTTTAAATTTACCACGATACTGGTAGCTTCCTACCATTGTAATAACATAGTCTGAATTATCTCTTACTACTCTGATGTAGTCTTTACCATCGCCATACTCGGCAAATAGTGCTTCTATCTGTTGCTTTGGAGTAAGATCCATTCGTATCCTTTTATTATTTTATCATAATAAAAAAAGATCATATTAATATTTATAAAAAAATATCACCCATAAAAAAACCACCCCCCGTAGGAGGTGGTGGACAGTTTATAAAGTGATCAGATGACTCTGGTCTTTTCGGATTTTGCCATAGTAGATCAGTTCTGAATGTCGAATGTGGGAACAGGTGCTCCTCCGTTACTGGGGACCATATATACAGTTCGGTTGGAATCTTTCTCACCTTCAGTGATCCATAGATACTGGAGGTAGGCAGGATTATCCTTCAAACTCTCACCAATAATAGAGTTTGCTTCAGCGACACCGCGAGCACGGATAACTTCTGCCTCGGCAAGTTGTTCTGCTGAATCCTTCTTTGCTTGTGCCTCAAGAACAGCAACTTGTCGTGTGTATTCTGCTTCCTGAAGCTGTGCCTTACCAGAAAGTCCTCGTGCCCAAACACCATAAATGGGTCCAACACCGGCAGTGATGATAGCGATAGAGGAAATAACTGATACGCTAATGATGAGCACATTACGCATTGTATTGTCTTCTTTGTATGCCATAGATTTGTGTTTGATTGATTACTTTGTAAGTATACATTAAAAAACCACCCCCCGTAGGAGGTGGTGGACAGTTTAGGAAGTGGATCAGATGACTCGGGTCTTTTCGTGTCCTACGCGGATGCGAGGATCACACCAGATCTCAAAGCCAGCAGCGATAGCATCTAGACAGAAGCTAACATCTTCACCACACATATCTTGTACATTACCTGAATCAAAGATTTGCATCTTGGGAGCGAACCAGGGGTACTTCATCTCGGGGTGCTCAAACACACCGTTCTTAAGTAGGATCCAACCGAAGCCAGCATAGTCAACAGTGAAAGGCTTCTTACGCTTTTGGATGCCTTCAACCATTTCGTGGTTCATAACACCACCATTCTTGGCAAAGTCATCTTCTTCTAGCCAGTGAGCTACAGAAGTGGTACGACCATCTTCAGTAGAGTACCAACCAGTAGCAATGTCTGTATCCATAAGGACTAGTTGGAGAAGCTTCTGGGTATTGAATACGATGTCGCTATCAATCCAAAGCTGGTAGTCATAATGTAGCTTACCGTTCCATGGAATCTGATCAGGTCCACGTAGTACATTAGCGCCGAGGCACTTACAACGTGCGAAGTTAACCATTGAACTGTAATCTTGAGAGATCTGAATAGATGCTCCCATTTGAACTAGGTCAAAACACATTTGAACAAAGTTCTTTAGATAGACGTAGCTTACGCCACGACCAGGAAGACAGAAGACAATGCTTTTACCTTTGAGCATCTCCTTTGCTTTTGCGTAATCCCACTCTTCTGCTTGATTAGCAACCTTACCCTTGGGTGGTTCTTTTGCCTTTACCGTAAATCCTTTAGCCATAATATTCTTTAATAATGAAACGTTTCAATTCATACTAGTACTGTAGTTAGTACGAAGCATCTGTATAAGTAGGTGCTTCACACTCTACATATTCAAGTTTAGCATCTTTGGTGTGATTGGTCAACTCCAAATATGTTTTAATGCCAACCATTTCTTTTTTGAATTCAGCTTCACATAAGCAAGACCGAATACAAGTATTATTGACATAGATGTGATAGATTTTGTCAGTCATTTTGTTAGTTCACGGAGAAATACTTCATCTCCCTCTATGACCCATTCTAATTCAGTTCCTTCATACCAACAAAATTCATTAAGAATTGCAGGTGGAAGTTGAACGATAAGGTCACCCGAGGAAACATCTTCTTGTAACTCAACGACAAATCGTTTGTCCTTGTTCATTCTATTTTATCTATTCTATTAGAGTATATAGTCTTATATGAAATCAGCGAAACAAGCTTCGACATCTACGGCAATTTGGACACCGTTCACTGTAGCACCACTGAAGTTAGCAACACCAATATTGATTGTTCCAGCTGGAGAATTCGTATAGAATGGTCCAAAGTTAGCTGGGTTGGTTGCGACTGATGGATATGATGTGTAAATTGTACTGAAAGCTTGAGCATTGCCGAACTCATCCGTAATTACCAAAGTACCATTTACCACTCTAGCAATAATAATATCGGAAGTTATTCCTCCAGTAGTAGAGAATTTAAGAATAGTGGTAATTTTAAGCCACGCAATATCACTATTGACTGGTAAAGTTGTTACAATAAGCTGCGAACCTTGACCGAAATTTCCTCCTGGATTATAGAAAGTAATAAATTGATGACCAGTCTGTAATGACGTTGCTCCACCAATATTAGCAGCATTAGTTGGTAATGGATAGCAACTTGCCATTGCTAAACATTTGAGCTCATTAGTATTTGTATTAAATGAATCATCACCAGTGAACCACCTATTAGCACCTGCGCCAATTGCCAAGTGCTGACCTGTTAGATTAGGAGTTACCACCCCTGAACCAAAAGCAATGTGACCATTTGCCGAAGTATTTAAACTATCAGATAGCTCTCCAATAAAGGTATTAGAGTTTCCTGTAATTATGTTGAAACCAGATTGTGATCCAACAAAAACATTACTTGTAGCTGATGTGGAATTGTTACCTGCAACTTGTCCAATCATTACATTGGCATTGCCATTTAATAGATTGTTTCCAGCAGAGAGACCACCAATAAAATTACCAGCAGCTGTAGTGACTTTATTAAAAGCTGCTGCGCCAATAACAGTATTAGAGAAACCAGTTTGACCTACATTGGCAGAAGCAATATCAGCACCAATATAAGTATTGCCATCGCCAAGAGCACCAAAGCCAGCAGTCTTTCCAACACACGTGGTTCTAGTTGCGTTTACAGCATCCTCACCAGCATTAAGACCGATAAAAACGTTTCCACCATCTACTGTTTCTGCATTACCAGCTGCCTTACCAATCTTAATTGTATCAGTTGTAGTCTCAATATTAGCGAGTGTAATTTGATTTACACTAATATCACCAGAGCTATCTCTAGCAACAACTTTAGATGCAGTTGCCGCTGTAGTAGCATCAACAGCCCAAGTTCTATTTGTACTACCATTATAATTGGCGCCAGTTATGTAAGTTCCACTTGTTAGAGTGGCTGAAACACCAGCAGGACCTGGAGGACCATTGGGACCTGGAGGACCACTGGGACCATCGGGACCATCGGGACCGTCAGGACCAGGGGGACCAGTGACACTGGGACCAGGAGGACCACCAGGACCAGGGGGACCAGTGACACTTGGACCAGGAGGACCAGCAGGACCATCGGGACCGTCAGGACCATCGGGACCATCGGGACCAGGAGAACCTGGAGGACCAGTTACGCTAGGACCTGGAGGACCTGGAGGACCAGTGACGCTTGGACCAGGAGGACCACCAGGACCATCGGGACCGTCAGGACCATCGGGACCATCGGGACCAGGAGGACCTGGAGGACCAGTGACACTGGGACCAGGAGGACCAAGAGGACCAGTGGCTCCTGTTACACTAGGACCTGGAGGACCGTTAGGACCTGGAGGACCAGTTACGCTAGGACCTGGAGGACCACCAGGACCAGGAGGACCATCGGGACCGTCAGGACCATCGGGACCAGGAGGACCAGTGACGCTTGGACCAGGAGGACCAGCAGGACCATCTGGACCATCGGGACCGTCAGGACCATCGGGACCAGGAGGACCTGGAGGACCAGTTACGCTAGGACCTGGAGGACCATCGGGACCGTCAGGACCATCGGGACCAGGAGGACCTGGAGGACCAGTGACACTTGGACCAGGAGGACCAGCAACAATTGAGGTGGCACCAGTAGCTCCCGTGAGACCAGTAGGTCCAGTAGCACCTTGGGGTACATCACTCAAGCCAGCAGCACTACCATAGAACGTGGGAGCAGTTACTGAACCACCAGCACTCACTATAAGATCACTAGTTGTAACTACTCCCAATTGTGTATCCGCACCTTCAATAGTTAAATCATCACCATCGGCAGTTAATTTTCCAGCATTATTTTGAATCTCAATACCACCCAAATTAATAGTAGTACCTGATAGGTAGATATCTTTGAAGCGATTAGTGGCTGAACCTAAATCATAAACCTCTGTAGTATCAGGTATTAATGACCCACTAACAGTACCAGCAATAGATGCTTGTGTTGATTTTAGAGAGATTGTAATTGTACTCCCTGAAGCAACTGTTTCAATATTGTCAGAGCCAGCAATTGTGAAAGTAGCTCCTAAAGCAACAGAACCAGTTCCACTATCTCCTGCGTATTCAATTGGAGCAACAGATTGGGCTGGATTTGAATCTACAAATGCCGAATTATAATAAGTGTATTGTCTTAACTGACCGACACCAGTTCCAGTAAAGAACCATAGATCACCCTCTTCTAGGGGAGTTCCATTTGGTCTTTGGGTTGGTTCGGTCGTAGATACGATTGAAGGGGTAGTAGTTACCCCCTCTAAATACTGCCCATCACCATAGAAAGTTACAATTCCAGTTGGAGATGCTGCTGTAATAATGCCAGCACCAATTTCAACTCCACCAAGAGTTGATAATCCAGTTACAACTAGAGTGTTGCTATCTACGTGAGTAAAATCAGATACAAGAGTTCCAATACCAGAAGCACTGATGAAGTCATCAACAGATACTCTCAACAATGAATCTGTTTGTTGATCGTAAATCAACAGCTCATCTGCACCAGTAACGTCGGCGTCATCACCTTCGGTCTGCTCGGTTATAGCCTTCTTTGATACCTTACCATCAAACTCCGTAGCCGTGGCTACACCTGTGGAGTTAATATTAGTTGCGGTTACTATACCTAGATCCGCATCACCAGCATCGCTAAGGCGGATAACGCCATTAATCTTGTAAGCCATCTTGTAATCATACTATGGATTCCCTATGGCTATTTATACCATATTATTTGGCTACCCAACCAATATTGCCTGCTCCAGTCTCCTTAACATATAGAGTGGCTCCAGGAACACCGTCAATCCTACTGTATAGGGAGCCCACAGAGGCAGTAACCACACCTTCTGGGGTGCCAGTACCAGATGACCAGACAGGACCACTAGCCTGTGCGAATGATGTTGATGTATGTACGCCAGTGGATATAACACCACTATCAGTAACCTCTAACTTTTTCCCACCATCATAGAATAGTTCAACACCAGATCCTGGTTGGGCGATGATACTCTCCTTTGTCTCAACAATGTTAGATACTCTAAGGGTATTAGTTCTTACCTTTAGATTGCCTTGTCCACTCTCATCTAGATATGTATGAGTACCGTCATGATAAATCTTAAAGTCATCACTATCACCGAAGGAAATATCACCATCATCCGCAATGCTGATTGAAGTTGTAGCTGTTGAGATAGCGTCATCAACGTACTTCTTACTAGTCGCGTGGTGATCGTTGACTGCGATGAATGGTGATGCTGATGAGTTGCCTAGAAGAACATTACCATTACCTAGTACACCAAACCTAGAAGTACCTGTAGTTTTTACATTAAGAGCATACTCAGTACCAGCACCAGTACCATCATCAATCATGAGATGATCACTCATCGTGGTAACGCCACTAATATTAAGATTAGAAACAGTTGTGATACCAGTAACTCTAAGGTCCTCAGTAAAGATTGATCTACCAACCTCATTGATGACCATTAACTTACAAGCAGTTCCATTAGCAGGAAGATCTCCTGTTAGTTCACCATTAAAGAATGTGTAGAGGGATGAACTAAAGTTATAGAATAGACCAGAGTAGAAACAAGTTCCACCTGAATATTCCATATAGATTGTATACCTCTTATTTTCAGCAAGATCTTCAAAGAAGCTGCTCTGATCAACCCCTCGTAGATCATCCTCATGGATAGCAAGTCCACTGAAGAATCCTGTACCAGCTACTCTGAAAGTACCTGACTGTGTTCCTGGTAAATTACTACTGCTACTGTAATTATATTCTAAACCAAATCCAATACCAGTTACTCCGATATTATTAATAAAAGATCCATCACCATAAAACTTTCCAGCAGTAGTGATTCCACTAGTATATGAGTTTACTGATGTAACAAACCCAGCAATTACACTATCAGCATTAAGATCATCTGTAGTTATTTCGGCAGCATTTACAACGCCTACACTAGTCAAACCAACTGCTGTTAGGTTAGTTACTTGTATATTGGGGTCACCATCCAAACCTTCTGCATTACCTTTGAATAGTGGAGATGGAATAGCAGCAGTATCTACGACTTGCTGACCACCATCATTGGTGTACACATCTCCGTGCTGCTGACCTGTATTAGTGCCGTAATGGGTTCCACTTGTATCACCAGTTACATCACCAGTTACTGTACCAATATAGTGTGCTGTATCACCATTATTAATAGCAGTTTCTAATATAATTTTAGATCCATCTCTAGCATATACATCCCCATTATGGATACCAGTAGTATTGCCAGCGACATTTCCACTGAGATTGCCTTCAAATTCTGTTGCGGTCACCACACCAGCAGAGATATCACTACCATCTACGAATGATGGTCCCTGAATACCAGTAGCACCAGTAGCTCCACCAGGAGAACCTTGAGGACCTGTAGCTCCCCTAGAAGCTGCTGATGGTCCTATAGAAGCCCATCTATCAGTGTGCCAAGTATATGTAACAGAACCTGTTACAAACTGCTGACCATCTACGGGGTTTACAGGAAATATAATTTCAGACATTATAAGAGATAATATATTCTTCCGATATATTTATAGTTACTCAGGTCTTACAATGTTTCCATCATCATCAAAGTATGGCTTTGGTTGTCTCCATGGTGGAGTATCCAACCCGTGCTCACGGTACCATTCATCAATGAGACCTGGGAGCTTCTCCTCAATATCAATCACGATCTTCCTCGCCATCAAGGTCTTCATAGACGTTTTCCAAAAATGTTCTTTCTCTGGTTGGTTCTTGTCGTACATAATCGTATTCTTTATGGGACTCTTCTACCAATAAAATAAACTTCATTAATATAAAGATTATAATAAGTGGTAGAAAACAAAGCAATAAAGTCATTATTTTTCCCTACAAAAAAAGAGGGTGTGTCCCTCTTATTATATCTATTTAGTTGTTAGTGGTCTGTATCAGAAGATTCCAAAAAAGAAATTACCTGTAATCGCATAGGAGATTAGACCAGATACAATACCGATCATAGCCCAACGACCATTATACATTTCCTTCTGCTCGTATGCAGATGAAGAATCATAATACATATCTGGCTCTTTGGCGTAGATATTAGTACGTCCTCCGTCCTCGGTTACAGTACTCATTAGAATACACCGGGAATAATTTCGCCTGTCACAGCATAGGTACCGACAGCGATGACGAAACCTAGCATTGCTAGACGAGCATTTAGAATTTCTGCTTCAGGGGTGAAACCGAACATAGTATAACCTTTTGTTAAGTACCCACATATTATAGCAGAGATTCTATAAAACTTCAATAGTAACGTCAGTTGGAACGATTCCGTTTTTATTTGCGATTTCAAGATTTATTACATATGTTCCCACTTGACTTATGGTTCCTCCTATTTTACGCCGATCATACCTAGAAACTTCCACTCCTGTAGGAAATGTGCTTTCATCCCAATAATACCCAATACCATTATTATAGGTTGCGTCATATGTGAATGGTAAGTTAGCTGATGCTAAAATACTATTTTGATTGCCTATGCGAGGTTGTGCTAAAGAGTTATCATCAGTGATACTAGTCGTAACTGTTGCTATTTCCGCATTTATATAGTCAACAAGAGAATCTGCGTCCCCGAAACCTAATTCATCACTATCTAGCCATTCACTATAGTGAACATTATATATTTCATATGCTATATTGCCGTTAGATATGCTTAATCTGTCATCAATAATATCAATAGATTCAGGATCTTCAGAATTATATGATACCGTGAGTTGGTCAATTTCAATTGATCCAGATGCAGAAGAAGTGCCATCTGAAGCTCTCCCCGTAAAATAAATAAGAGGAGAAAGTTCCCCGAGTATGCCTCGGTGTATTTTGATTGTCATGATATATTTGTGCCCATCATTTTCTATTTATACAGATTTTATTACGCAATTTTTGTAAGCGTAATAATACTATTATTGGGCTGTAAAGTAACAGTACCAGCCGCAGACAATCTAGCCATCTGAATCTGGACCTGATCTTCCCTAATTCCAGCAACGAATTCTAAATTAGCGATAGTTGTAAGGGTGACTGATGTTTCATTATGACCAGATGCAGATCTAATATAACCCATAGCAGCTGTTTCTGGTAAAGCAACTCCTTCGGCATTTGTATTTTCTGGATCAGGTTCAGACGCAATAGCAAATCTCAATCCAACGCTAGCTCTTTGTACATTAGCTGTTGTAAAGTATAGGGAAGCACTAATCAGATATGTCCCAGTTTCTGGGACAATAATACCACCGGCACCAATACCTTGCCTTGCAGGTACTTCTGCAGCGTACTTATATCCACCCGCCTCAATGATTGCGGAATTATTAAGTACATTAAATGTCTGGAATGTTGTTGATGCGTTTACAGTGGACTCGACTAGGAATGTTGACTTGATATAAGACTGCTCTTTAATACCAGTAGCACCTTGAGGACCAGCAGGACCAGGAGGACCTTCGGGACCTTGAACTGGACCAATACTATTCCAAGAGGAACCATTCCAAACATATACATCATTAGCTTCGGCAGTTACTACATAACCTTCACCGACATTAGCACTTGGGGGTAGGCTAGCAACATCAGCAACAGTACCTAAGACAATAGTACCCACGGGACCAGCAGGACCATTGGGACCAGTAGCACCAAGGGGACCAGAGGCACCAGGAGCACCAATACCAGTGGGACCTTGAGGACCTGTGGCACCAATAGGACCAGTTGGACCAACGGGACCGATAGGACCTACGGGACCCCTTTCGCCAGTAGCACCATCAGGGGGACCAGGAGGACCTGTTTCACCAGTAGCACCACGAGCACCCGCTGTAGATAATAGTAGAGAACCCACACAACCACCAATATTTCCACCAACAGTTGAGTTGTTACCACTTTGAGAACATCTAATATTTAAATAATCACCTGGGAAAATTTGAATAGGACTACCTGAAGAAGTAGATATTTTTGATCCAGTGATACCTAAAGCAGTAAGACCTGTCGCCGAACCATTTACATAAGCAGTAACTTCTACTGGAATAGTACCAAATGGTCTTTCGGCTACTACAGAAACATAATCAAGGAAACATCCTTCTTGAATTTGTACTCCATTATCTGCGCTATCTCCATTACCCCACGCAAAGAATTGATTGATGGCAGGAGGACCACTTCTTTCACCTGAAAGAACAAAGAAGCCGCCATCAGTAGAAGGTATACCTTGAATACCAGTAGCACCTTGAGAACCAGTGGCACCAATAGGACCGCTAGCACCTTGAGGACCTTGTAGAGGACCTACATTACTCCAATCAGCTAGAGTACCTGTGTTTAGGTCATTTTTTACGGCACCATCACCAGCATTAAAACCACTTCCACTATTAAGAACAACATACAAATCCCCCTCAACAGTACCTGGGATTGATGGTAGATCACTTGCGTCAGGAACCGTACCTTTTAGAGCAACAGATGTTCCATCCAGACCTTGAGGACCAGTGGCTCCATTGGGACCAACAGGACCTATAGGTCCAGTAGCACCTGAAACTCCACTACCCCCAGTAGGACCTTGTAATGAGTCAATGAATTGCTGCTCTGTTCCAAAGTTACCAACTTCCAACCAAGACTGATAAGCACTACCAGTACCTGTAGGACCATCTACACCATAAACAGAAACTGCGTGTTCTAGGTTGATGGGTGTATTGTTTGCTCTATATGTAAATACATCAAATGTTGATGGTGTTATATTCTCAACAATAGTATTCCAGTCAGATGGATTAATATTACCCGAAGATACTAACGAAATCTGAACCATATAATCCGCGCTATTATATGGTTGGGAAAGTGTATATCTATAAACACCCGTTGATAATCTATTTACACTTAAAATACCACTACCGTAGTTGGGGAATAATACTCCCGTAGTGGTTGTTCTACAAAATGCGTAGATTCCAAATCCCAATGAGCCCGTAGCGCCAGTAGCACCTACGTTAAAAGGTGCTGTTGTGGTGTTCCATTTATAACCATCCCAAGTATAAGTAACTCCGCCATTGGTTACTTGGTCTCCTACACTTGGATTCGCTGGAAAATTAAAGGCTGCCATGATCTAATGGTAACAGTACTTCACTATGATTTATTTAGGCAACTTTCATAATCATAAAGGCGCTCTCTGGTGATGCCTGTAGGTTTACAACGCCTGCGTTTCCAGCTCTAGCAAACAATACATTCACTTTATCATTAGCATTTAGCTGTAGAAGAGTGGACATGTTGAGGGATGATTCATTATGGTTAGCAGTAGCACGAATGTATCCAGTTGAAACAATCTCAGTATTAGCAACACCATTCACAGATAATCTAGCAGCCGGAGTGCCACGCTGAACTGTAGATCTAAAGTATGTGTTGAATGTGATTTGATATAAACCAGTCTCACTTACAGTAACACCATCAACGGCATATGTAAATGATCCACTTTCAAATAATGGGGTTGTAAGTAATGTATCGTAGTTTGTGAATACTTCTAGGGCACCACTATTAACAGCAGCAGAAGCAGAGAATCCAACTTTAGCATAAGTAACAGTATAAGCTGGACCAGGAGTACCAATATTACCCTGTGGACCCGTAGCACCTTGAATACCTTGGGGACCTTGAATAGCTCCAACTTCCACCCAGTCAGCAGAGGTTCCTGTGGTTCCACCATTCCAAGCGTAGATAACATCAGGGGTTCCACTTCCATTATCAGTAACGATGGTACCGTCACCAGCAGTAGATAGACCAGGGGGCGTCTGTCCGTTTGATGATGCGAACAAGGCAGTTAGGTCAGCTACACGTGCCTTAACAGCAGTACCAGTGGGACCAGGGGGACCGGGATTACCGCCATCACCTTGAGGACCAGTAGCGCCTAAAGGACCAGTAGCGCCAGAGGGACCAACAGGACCAGGAATGATTGAATCGTTACCAGTAGCTCCTACAGGACCTATATTTCCCTGAATACCAGTAGCACCAGTAGCACCACCAGGAGAACCTTGAGGACCTACAGGACCTAGATCACCACGAGCACCAGCAGTTACGAATGTAGCAGTGGCAGTACCCGCACTTGCGTTTCCATTAGGGGAAGCAGTACATTCAAAGGTAAATAGATCACCAATATTCATTGTAATATCGGAGAAGGTATTGAATAACTCTCTAGATGTGCCATCAGCTGTAACGAACGCTGCTGGAACATTAACTCCATTGATACGGGCGACAACAGTAGTTCCCGCAGGGATAATATTGATTGAAGCAAGAACTAGAGATCTCAATAGGCAGGTCTCGGTAATAACCATACCAGTGGAATCTACGTTAGCACCATTACCAAAAGCGAAGTTTGAGCCAGTAGCCCAGTTATTATTTCTTTCTCCAACAAGTGTAAAGAAACCACCACCGAATGGACCAGTAGCTCCCGTAGAACCAGCAACAGTTGAGTCAGCACCAGTGGCTCCTTGAGGACCAGTAGCTCCAGTGACACTGGGACCAGGAGGACCATCGGGACCAGGAGGACCAGTGACACTATTGCCCTGAATACCAGTAGCTCCAGTGAGACCAGTAGCTCCAGTGAGACCAGTGGCTCCTTGAGGACCAGTAGCTCCAGTGACACTAGGACCAGGAGGACCAGGAGGACCAGTGACACTATTGCCTTGAATACCAGTAGCACCTTGAATGCCCGTAGCACCCGTGATTGAATCACCTTGAGGACCAGTGGCTCCTGTTGAACCAGTTACGCTGTCGCCTTGGGGACCAGTAGCACCTGTGGAACCTGTGACTGAATCACCTTGTGGTCCAGTAGATCCAGTAAGACCTGTAGCACCAGTTTCTCCTATTCCAGTAGCTCCATCGGGTCCAATAATACCAGTAGCTCCAGTGAGTCCAGTAGCGCCAGTGATTGAATTGCCCTGAATACCTGTAGCACCTTGAATGCCCGTAGCACCAGTGACTGATTCACCCTGGGGACCAGTGGCTCCAGTAGCACCAGTTACGCTATCACCTTGAAGACCAGTAGCACCTTGGATACCAGTTTCACCAGTAGCGCCAGTGGCTCCAAGTCCAGTAGCACCTTGGGGACCAGTAGCACCAGCAGTATCAATATCAGTCCAAGCTCCAGCAGAGTTTTTGAACTGCATTATACCAGACAAGTTTCTAAAGCCAGCGTCATTTGCTTGGGATACACCTGATCCCTGTGAGTTGATGAAGAAAGCACCAGAATCACCAAAGACAAAGTGCTTACCAAGAATACCACCATTGACTTGAGTATACAACTGTAGCTCTGACCCAGTTCCAACCTCCTGGTATCTCAATAATGCTCTGGTTGTGTTGCCGTTAGTAGTAAGCTCAAGTCCAGGATTACTTGCTGCTGGTCCTTGGAGACTAATACGACCATTCAAACCAGTGCCATAAATGTTGAATGATCTTAGTGACTGAACACCTGTACCACCAAACAACGCTCCAGTAGCAGATAGTGTAGTTACATTTGAAATATTTCTGTTTAGAGCATCCAAGTTACCACCCAACTGGGGTGTCTTGTCTAAGAAAATATCTGTTCCACCATTCGCACCAGTGGCTCCCTGAATACCAGTGGAACCAGTGAGACCAGTGGCTCCTGCGGAACCAGTTAGACCAGTAGCTCCAGTGAGACCAGTAGATCCTATAGCTCCAGTGAGTCCAGTAGCACCAGTAAGACCAGTGGCTCCTGCGGAACCAGTTAGACCAGTAGCTCCTATGGGTCCTGGAATACCAGTTGCTCCATCTAGTCCTGTAGATCCAGTGAGACCAGTAGCACCTTGACCACCAATAGGACCAGTAAATCCAGTAGCACCAGTAAGACCTGTTGCTCCAGTTAATCCAGTTGGACCTTCAGGTCCCGCAATACCAGTAGAACCTCCGACCCCAGTAGAACCTACGATACCCGTGGCTCCTCTTGATCCCGTAGAACCAGTAAGACCAGTTGCTCCTGTAAGACCCTGACCAGGAGGTCCAACGGGACCTGTAGCTCCAGGGATAACTGATTGGAGACCAGTAGCGCCAGTAAGACCAGTGGAACCAGTAGATCCGCTAGGTCCCACAAATCCCTCAGCTCCTCTAGGACCAGTAGCTCCAGTAGCACCACGTAGACTTCCAGCAGGACCGCCAGGAACGCCAATAAACATTGTTACCTTTGTTACTGGATCGTATGTTAGTTGTAGAAAATCACCCACATAGTTTTGAGGATTCTCCCTTATATCTACATCAACATCGTCCATATCCAAAATACGAACAGCACCACCACCACCTAAGGTATCTAGCTGAATCTGTATGCGCTGGAGAAACATTCTATAATGCTTTTGGAATGCTTCCATCGTCATATACTTATCCATATTCTCTGGGAGAATAGGATCTTCCGATTCAGTTAGAAGTTGCTGATTTATTTGTTGGAGGGAACCAATTTCTTCCTTGATAGTATCAATAGTAGAAGACCAGTCAGGGATTTTGATTGAGGATACTTTCTCGTCAACCAAACTAATACTTTCTGCTAGTTTCTGTACATCCTTATCGTAGTACTTAACCTCTGGTAGATTAGAAATATCACTTTTAATGAGTCCAAGCTGTTCGTTGATTAGATCAACTTCATCATCGTAGTACTTGACTTCTGGTACTACTGGAAAATCAGAGCGCACAGATTCGGCAGACTCTTTGATAGTCTTTTGGAGTGCTTTTACTTTTCTTGTTACAGTTTCGTTTAGTTTCTTCTCGGCAGAATCAATGCTCTTGGTTAGAGCTTCTACATCAGTATCATAATACTTGATGGACTCCTTTACTTCCTCAGCAAACTTCTGAATGGATGCTAGATCCTCTTCATAATAGCGGATATCTAGACCATCTACCTTCTCATTAAGAGACTGGTTGGACTCACTGATGCTTACGGTTAGTGAATTACGGAGTGCTTCTACACTATCCAAGATTGATGTTGGATCAAAGCGACTCTCTTGGTTAGGGATATCAGCAACTACAGCTTGTAGCTCTTCATGGAGACCTAATAATTCCTCTCTACTATTAGAGGCTCTATCTGCGGCAGCTGTGAGACTCTCCTGTAGCTCGGTAAACATTACAGAGAACTCGTCACGGAGTTCTTCTACACTACGCCCAGAGAGCTTAGAGAGATGTTCTAGGTTACTATCAACAGCATCCGCTAGTTCTCCTAGGTTGTCGTAGATTCCATCAATCTCTTTCTCATAATGACGGATGTCTAGAGTCTTAATTTTATACTCTAATTCATTTGCACGTTCAGCTACACTCTCCTGTAAGCTGATAAATGAAGATAGATCAACTTTACCATGTAACTGTTGGTTAATAATAGTTACATTTTCTTTTAATACATCTGTAGTATTATCTGTCTTTTGAACTGTCTCTATGATAGGTTTTTTAACTGGAGTAGGTCTTACTTTCTTTTCGCGCTTCTCAAATAAAGGAGCAGAGGAAACTGTTTCACCAAGAAACTGCTGAGGTGACTTCACATGATTGTCATCTTCAAGAGCAGCCTTTGCAGCTTCCTGCTCTTCACGCAAAATACTTCTTTTACGAATTTTCTTATGATTAAAGAAATCTCCGGGTCTTGATATGGGCATAGTATAAAGGAGAGAGAATTTTCTTAGTTCTTGATATCTTATTTATTATGATCGGCGATGGCTTGTTTGGCGATTAGGCTAGGAGGAAGTGTACCGTAATAGGGATCATAATCAAAGAATGGATCCCACTCCTGAATAGATGGTGCTTGTTCTCTCCAAAATTGCCATAGACCATCATGGCTACTTCTATGAAAAGTATTCACGTGAATATCATGAATACTAGAACCTAAATCAATCTTATATAGAAATAGTGGAATAGCAAAAGATAATCCAGAATTGTAGATGAGGTCATCGGCAACAGCACGAGGCTTGACGTTCTGGTCAAGCTTATACTTATCACCACGACAGTGAAGTTTGACTAGCTTCTCTGCGTGATGTCTACGGATAATATAGCAGGCAGTTGAGAAGTCGTTGACAAATCGCAAATGTAATTTGATATGAACTTCAACTGGATTAATGACCGCAAGCTGAATCACATCAAAGTGATAAGGGACTTTACGCGCAAAATCATTCCATGTAAATCCCCAGAAGGCAGCTGGTGAAATGTCACAATCATCTTCCATAACCACAAGATATTCTTCTTCTGGATAATTATCTACCCAATGCTTGAGTGCCCTTAAATGTGAAACAGTACACCCAACTTCACCCGAGGTCATTAATTTTGGATATGTTCCCTTTAAAATATGACCTAGATCATTATCTCCTCGCCCATCATGAGCAGGGACTCTAGTATATCGGTCTTCAGGAATACCCCAGTATTCAAACTGGTCTTCCATATATTGACGACGTTCTGTATGATCATCCAGGTTTATGTAGAAGATCCTAGGGATCCCACGTAACTTACCGATTGCTTTGTTTTTATCCATTGTATAAGTTGTAGTACTGAATTAGTTCCTGCTTGTCCATTTTCTGTAGGTCTTCCCATAAAGCAAAATTGTTTGCCATATGTGGATTATTATACCACGAATTAGGTGTTCTTGAATGCTCCAAGTGATAAACAAATGAATCAATTCTATCCACCCTATATCCCAAAGTACTGAATCGGTAAGCTCTCTCCTCATCTTCTGGAGCATACGCAATAAATCTTTCGTTTTCCCCGCCACCACTGATGTATACTTCTCTATCAAAGAATTGACAGAAACCAAAACGAGCATTGTTTGCCACTGATTTTGATTCCAAGAGATCAATACTAAATCCTTCAGTCAAGAATTCAGAAACAGTTTCATCATCAACTTGCGCCATACGAGCATAGTTTCCGAAACCATATGGATAGACCACATCAGAAGGTCCACCAATAATCATCTCCTGTGCCTTTATGTAGGACTCTAGAGGGAGGATTATATCACAGTCATAATTCACTACCACTTTAGTAGTAGCCATATGAGTCATCTCATTGAGATATCTTGTCCTATGAAATTCACTATCATCAGTATTTTCAAAGACGTGAGTGAGGTTGGGTATATCATCTACTTCAAGAAACTCTTTGACTTGAGGGAGAACGCTATCAAGAAATACAGATGTACTGTCGCCTTCTTTAATAATAATATTAGTATCAAAAGAGTCTAAGAGATAACACAATGATGTAATAACATTGCGCATACGATCACCACTTTCAATACGCAATGGAATAATAAAAGTAGTATCAGTTAAATTGGGTTTCATAGTTGACTCTTAATCCAATCGGTTACTCTTACTTTTGGACCCCAAAATAGTTCGGCTTTAGCTTTTCCAATATGGGCAAGAGTTTCTTTCATCTCACCTGTTCTAGCAGACAAGTGTACTTGATTATCTGATATGAGATCAGCCAACTCTTGAACTGACCAATTTTCACCGAAACCAATATTGAAGGTCTCTCCCCATGAATCCAACTCGGTAAAGGCAATACTTGCGTTTGCATTTACCACATCACTAACATGAATAAAATCTCTACGCTGTAAGCCATCACCAAAAATTGTTAAAGGGGAGTTTTCATTAAGACACTTAATAAACTTACTTACTACTGGAGCATATGTGCCAACATGCCTCGCCCTCTCACCATAAACATTAGTATAACGAAATGCTACTGTCTTTAATCCATATAGATGATAGTATGAACGAACTAGTTGTTCCCCACACAGCTTACCTATAGCATATGCATTTAAAGGATCCTCACGCATTGTTTCTACATTTGGAATTGGATTGTTATTTCCATAGCAAGCAGAGGTAGATGAGTACACAAGCTTCTCACAACCAGCTAGACGGGCTGCTTCAAGTACATTAGCTGTACCCATAACTTGTGTCAATAAAGTAGGTAATGGATTGTCTACAGATGCTTGTACGCTTGCCTTAGCTGCTAGGTGATAGACAAAATCAACACCAGTAAATATTGAAGCTATAGAATCAAAGTTACGAATATCTACTTTATGATTCTCACATCGGTTATTCCAATAGTATGCATCGTGTCCATCAGAACTTTCGTTATCAATAACGACAACATCATGCCCTAGTTCAAGTAAGCGATCAACAATATGGGAGCCAATAAAACCTGCTCCACCCGTAACTAAAGATTTTTTCATAATAATAAATTAAATACATGTATCTTGAAGATACTCAAAAACTTCTATGGGATTGAGTATTTTTTTGGTTCGATTAGATGGATTACTAACAACCTGACAGTCTAGGTATACACTATCATTACCCAATATTCTATCATGTAATGCGTAATTTGGATTGGTATTATCAATATCACATGTCAAATACACAACTTTTCCAGGATTTTGTCTAGTCATCATAAGATTATGAAACGATGATCCAATACATCCAGTTAAGTATTGGGCATTTTCAATGTATCCAATTTGCTCTCTAGGTGATAAGTGAGCACAGTGTACTATTTTCCAACCAGCAGTAGATAATAATTCCTCTAGCTCTGGTTCACCTTCAGTCCATCTACGATGTTTTGGTTGAGTGGTCCTTGATAGATATACTCTCTTGTTTGGGAGAAAATCCCTTCCATATATATCTCCAATTTTTTGGCAAACTTTAATATGTTCTGGAAATATATTCCATAGATTTACCATGGTTGGAACAGGAACATATAAAGTCTCACAGTTAACTGCATTGGAAATATGTATGTACTTATGTTGGGGGTAGAGCTTTTTAATTCTAGAAATATCCCCACAATGGTATACATCTATTGGATCTATATCAAGATGACCAGATCTAGCAACGGTTTCTGTGAGGTAATGTCCCCAATGTGATGAGTTGGAATAACCAAAATAATACGCACGTTCACTAGTATGAGTCACCTTAACTGAAGGTGATGGCTTACCTGATACCGGTCTATTAGCCCCTCTAATGTGTATAGACTCTTCAATAATTTTACCATCACTACTAACACACCCATTTTTAGTGATAGTAGCATCGGTATAAACATTCAAAGTGGGGCTCTGATTGAGTGTCCTCAAAGCCCCAACATCCCACACATCAAATAAATCTGATTCGTAGAATTCTTTCATATTATTTTTTGAATACCATACCAGATAGCTTAAAGAATTGATTTTTTTCCTTGCCTTGATTACATCTGTTTAGAGATTTCTCTCTTGCTATTTTGGTGATTTCTGGGAGAAATTCAAAACCATACTTAGCAAATACATCAACCCAATACTGCTCTGTTCTACAGTTTACATGATGGTGACCAGGTGTTCCTGGAGGAGCTGCGGTTACTACCGCATACTTACATCTAGCGATTAGGCTCATATAGTTATCTTGATACTCCTCCTCAACATGCTCAAGGAATTCAACTGAATATGCTAGATCAAATGAAGTATCTTCTGGATCAAACTCAATGGGACCTTGAGAAAAGTCATGAAGAATATATTCTTCAGTTTTGGGGAGTCTGATCCAATCACCATCGAAGCCATAGTACTCATAACCAAACTTCTCACCATAAGTTTTTGATGCTTTTCCATCACCACAACCCAAGTCAATCATAGACTCAATGTCTGTGAATGTTGAATTGATATACTCCATTAGCGCAACGTCAATATTACCTCTTACTTGTCCGCCTAGATGCTCTGGTAAGTTATCCATAGTTTCTCCTGCTTGAATTTCTGCTTTTTGTAAATGAAATTTGTTGTTTAGTTTTTGGGGTCCATATAAGTGTGCAATCTTCGCACTTGGTTGGAAGGAGTTATAATCCTGATCCATTACTGTATGGGGCACACCATATTTTAGCACACAATAATTAAGTTCGGACTGATCACCATAGGGAAATTCATGGAATCTTTCTTTATATTTAATAAGATCTCTGAGTGCTAATAGACTGGATTTATGAAAAAGAATAACACCAGCATTGAAGTATGAACGTCTGATCTTATCCATCCCACACTCACCCATAATTTTGGTCTCTGTGTATGGGATTGCTGGGTTCATATCCCTAACAACTCTCATATTTTCTTGAGGATATAGCTCAAAGATATTGGGACAATCGTCATACACAAACGCATCACAGTCTAGATAAAGAATATTATCATATTCATTAGCCCATTTTTCTTCAACAACTAATCTAAATCTCTCTTGAGTGGGATTAAAAAAGTCAATGTAAGGAGAGTCAAATAAAATATACTCAGCACCACATCTTTCAGCATAACGCTTGGCAAGGATTTGTGAGTGCTGATATAGATCTCGGTTTAACGTCTTTGCAGAAAGCATTGAACCTCTAGTACCGTCATCAACAAACCTCTCGTGTCCAGTAATTAATGACCTATCAAAGAATACTTGAACAATGAGATTTTTCATTTTCTAAACACCACAATAATGTCATCATATCTATGCTTGATAGATCTTAAGTCATAAAACTCAACTTCCTTTTCACCCCCAAGCTCCTTATACTTATCTTCTAGCATAGCAATGTACTCATACTTCTGAATATCTTCAATAAGAAGTACTCCTCCATCATTTAATTTTGAAAGATAAAACTCAAGACACTTAATTTGAGATTCTACAGTGTGGGGACCATCATCAATGATGATATCAAAAGATGGCAATGACTCTACAACCTTTTCCGTATAGGCATCACCAAAAGTAACTATGATTCTTTCTGATAGGACATCTTTAAATTTTTTAGATTTGTTGTTATCAACTCCATAAATTTTTGATTTTGGGAAAGCGTGTTCCCAAAGTCTTAATGAATCCCCTTCTCTAGTTCCAATCTCTAATACGTTAAGTTCTCCATCTCGGTAAGGCTCAAAAAAGTCTTGATAGAAATGCTCAATGTAAGAATGCGCAGTATGTTTATCAGTTTTATTTAGACTAAACTCTCTAATTAATTCAATAAGTTTTTTCATGTTAGAACCATCCGTTTTCATAATCTGTTGCGTATAAATCTTTAATCTTTGAAACTTGATCCTGAGTAAGGTCAGGCTTCTTTTTTTGTTTTCTTGTGTGAAGATTGGGTAGCTCACACCCAAGCTTCTCGGATAAGAAGGCTCTAATAGAAGTACTAACTTCACTAGTATCAAATACAATATCATAGTATGACTTGTCATTACCTAGATAATGTGACTGCGGGAGGAAGTGATTCTCCATATAGTATCCAGGATTAATACCGTCAAGTCTGCCCTGCTTTAGACAGTTTGGATCATCTAGAATATCATCAATACTAAGATTGGCGCATTTTTCTCGTAAAATTTTATCCGTATAGCAACTTAAGAAACGACTTACTGGATCTCTCTTAACACAAACTTTAATAGGCGAATTAACTTCCTTAAAGCCCTTATAATAATAACCCATATTGGTTATTAATTGCTGACCAATACCATTCTGTACTGAATATTCATTTTTATCCAGAGTCTGAATTTCTAAAGTCTCTGTCTGCGAGTATACGATCCATGAACGAATAGTTGTTCCACCAGTTTTGGGTGAGATATAAAAAGCAAAATCTCTTCCCTTGTAGATTCCCATAATTAAAGTTGCTCCAAAATTTCTCCAAGCATATCCAAATGCCCATCATTAACAAAATGACTATTACCAATATATAGTCCTCTATCCTGGAGGATATCTGCATTGGGACAATGTGCTTTGTATCCACTTAAGAATGGTTGCTTGAGTAAATTACCACCAACTACTGGGCGATACTCAACTAGATATTCATCCAAGAGTTCTTGTAGTTTGATGTGAGTTTTCTTATCCCTTGAAATTAGTGGGAAGCAGAAGCTACTCATTCTATAGTTCCAAGTGGGTAAGTGGAACTTATCTTCATGGTCCATCAATAGGTCAATGAATGTCCGGTAATTCTCATTACGCTTGATGATCATATTATCAAGGCGGCGTAGCTGAGACTGTCCTAGAACTGCTCCAATCTCATTATTACGGAAGTTATATCCATCAGTCATAAAGAGAAACTGTGGATTGATCTCTGGGTACATCTTTGCATAGTCTTTGGCGTGAATAGATTCACGTGATAGACCGTGTGAGCGCTTCATACGCATTAGATCATATAGCTCCGTATTGTTAGTTGAAACCATACCACCCTCCACGGTAGTCATATGGTGACCGAAGTAGAAGCTGAATGTTCCACCAACATCATAGGTACCAGCCATAGTACCGCCTTCAATAACGGCTCCATGACTCTCACATACATCTTCTAATATGTCTACATCAGGGAAGATCTTATGGAAGTCTTCTACCTGTGCGGGGAATCCTAATAGGTGAGTGACAAAAATTGCTCGTATATCTTTATTATCATTAGCAATAGTCTTTAGGGCACCCAGATCAAAACTATAATCTTTTAGATTGATGTCACAGAATACTGGTGTTAAGTTGTTCTGAAGAATGGGGGCAATGTTAGTGACCCAAGTACAGGCAGGTACGATGACCTTCGAACCATCAGGGATGTCATTCAAATCTTTCCAAGCAGATACCAACAAACTGTTGGCAGTACTACCACTACTAACAAAAAGAGAATGTTTAACTCCAAGCCAGTCACTCCAATGCTCCTCAAATTTACGTACTTGTGGTCCTTGTGTTAATCGACTGGTGGTTAGAACAAACCGTGCCATCCTCATACGATCCCGTAAGGTAATCGTATCGTCCATAAGTTTCCAATTGTAATCAAACATTCTTCAAATACCAACGATAAGTTTGCTGTAGACCATCCTTAAAACTGGTCTTAGGTCTCCATCCTAACTCATTAGCTACAGTGCTGTCAAGCAGTTTGCGAGGATTACCATTAGGCTTTTCAGTATCCCATAAGATTTTGCCGGTAAAACCAACAACCTCTGCGATGCTTTCTGCTAGCTGTTTAATAGTAATGTCTTCACCTGTACCAACATTGACGTGTCCGTAATCACTATAGTTATCCATAAAGAATGTACAGGCTTCTCCAAGGTCTTCAGCGAAGAGAAACTCTCTCATAGGTGTTCCGTCACCCCAGCAGGTAACAGTGTCTTCACCAGCCACCTTGGCGTTGTGGAAGCGGTTCATCAATGATGCGAGGACGTGACCTGATCCCTCGTGGAAATTGTCTCCAGGACCATATAGATTAGGAGGCATAATAGAGATAGCATCAAATCCGTATTGCTCCCTGTAGAAGTCACACTGTTTGATTCCTGCGATCTTTGCGATGGAGTAGGCGTCGTTAGTAGGCTCAAGAGCCCCCGTAAGGAGTTCATTTTCTTTTAGTGGGTGTTGGCGTCCGGCTGGATAGATGCAAGATGTTCCTAGGAATAGGAGCTTCTTAACACCTGAATAGTATGAAGAGTCAATTACATTACACTGCATCATTAGATTGTCATGTAAGAACTCTGCTTTGCGAGTTTTGTTAGCCATAATACCACCGACTAGGGCAGCAGCTAGGATTACATAATCAACTTTATTGGCTTTGAACCAGGCACGAACATCAGCTTGTTCGCGCAAATCTAGGTCTCTGCTACGGGGTAGGAGTAGCTTATGTCTTTTGTTTATAAACTGTCTGGTGATTGCTCCCCCCGCTAATCCACCAGAACCAAAAATAGCAATCGTAGAATTATTGTCCATTAAGTACCATCTCTTCAACTAGTCCATCAAATGTAAATTTAGGCTCCCATCCCAAAACTGTTTTTGCTTTGGTTGGATCACCGAGAAGAGTTTCCACTTCTGCTGGTCTGAAATATTTAGGATTGACTTTCACAACTGTTCTACTAGTATTGAGACAGAATCCAAACTCATCAAGACCTTCACCCCTCCATTCAATATTGAACCCAAAGTAGGGGGCAGCAGCATCTACGAATTGCTTGACTGAATACTGTTCACCAGTTGCGATAACATAGTCATCAGGCTTCTCCTGTTGGAGCATCAACCACATAGCTTCTACATAGTCTTTGGCGTGTCCCCAGTCTCGTCTTGCGTTGAGGTTTCCAAGTTGGAGATCACTTTGGAGTCCCACACTAATTCTGGACAAGGCTCGGACGATCTTGCGAGTGACGAACGTCTCTCCTCGGCGGCTGCTCTCGTGGTTGAATAGTATTCCGCTAGAAGCATGTAGGTCATAGCTCTCTCTGTAATTCTTAATGATCCAGTACCCATACAGTTTAGCAACTCCGTAAGGAGAACGTGGATACATTGGAGTGGTTTCTGTCTGCGGTGTCTCCTGCACTAGCCCATAAAGCTCACTGGTGCTCGCCTGATAGATTCGTACTGAATCCTCCATACCAAGCAAACGAACGGCTTCTAGGACACGTAGAGTACCTAGTGCATCGGTATTGGCTGTATACTCTGGCTGATCAAAGGAAACCTTGACGTGACTTTGTGCCCCTAAGTTATAAATCTCTTCTGGGTTGACTTCCTTAATGATCCTAACAATACCTAGAGCATCTGTTAGGTCTCCATAGTGGAGAGTGATGCGGTCAAAAATATGGTCAATTCTGTGGGTGTTAATTAGAGAGGAGCGACGGACAATACCGTGAACTTCATAGCCTTTTTGAAGGAGAAGTTCAGCTAGGTATGACCCATCCTGCCCTGTGATACCCGTAATAAGTGCTACTTTCATTACAAATGGAATACTTAAAATACATTATAGCATAAAAAAACCCCTTTCCGAGGGGGGTCATCAAAAACTGATAGGGTGTATTATATGCTCGCCATACGATCTTTAAATGGAATCGCAAAACCATGCGATGAAATCATCCGCACCACTTTTTTTATTTAATTAACATTGAGGATAATACCCAATAAAACTAAACCAGTAAAGACAAATCCAACAGAGAAATTAAACAATCTTTCAAATCTATCCAGTCTATGTAAAAGAACCAGATTGTATTCGTATGTTAGTTCATCTGTAAGTATGTTTGTCAATTTATCCCAATCCATTAGAATTTCTTCGGCTGGTATAAGACTATATGAGGCTGTTAGTTTTCTTTTGTTGGGTTCTATCATAATATAATAATTAAAGGAAAAAAAAGAAACCTTTGCATACGACGCGCCAGCCAGCATATTTAATGTGCATCCGACAAGCACAAGAACTATGAAGTTATAACTTGAATTAGTTTAGTAACATCCATAGAACCAAAGACCAACTCCAAAGCAACTACATCCCATAAGGCTAAACCTATGGCAAAGGGAAGAATGAGCGCACCACCAATAATTTTGATAATCAATGCGGGTTCTGTACTTCCCCAGAGTAGTGTGAAGTGTCCTATTACAAGTAATGTATTTCCAATGTAGCGTAAAAAAGATGTAGCTTTCATTGTAGATACCATAAAAGGACTCGGTTAGGTCTCTTTTATAGTCTTACCGAGACTCATTATATGGACTAACTACCACATCCCTCACATATGCGGGATCTCCGCATAACCATTTAGCATACTCTATGTCTTCCATAGCAATACCACACTGCATTTGGTTGTCAAAGAGATACTCATCATTCCAACGCTTCGTATAAAAATCTTGTTTTTGAAGACGATAGTCAGGCTTACCGTTTAGTTCGATAATACCAGCTTCAACAAATCTGTAACCTTCACGTACTAGTAATGTTTTCATTAGATAGCACCTGCGGTTAAATCTTCTTGAATGCATTCTAAAATAATTTGATAGTCTTCAACGGAGTCACCTGTAAAGCGAACTCCTTCATCTTCATAAAAGCGTTTTACTTTCTTATATAGCTTTGGTTGAGAGTAGTCTAACTCAATGGTTCGACTAACAGCGTCTTGGAAAATTCCGATGGACTTACGGAATTTTGATCTGAGTTGGCTCATATCCTTGGTTGATTACCTTTAAATTATAGCAGGTTATTGGGGGTTTGTGAAGGGGGTGTGCCAGTTTATGAAGCGTTTAAATTATGCTAATCGCTTCACATAATTAAAACTTAATTAAGCGGGTCATCAAAGTGTGGGTCTTCACCATACTCTTCTTTGAAACGTGCTCTCTGGTCTTCCATACGGTCGCGCTTCGCATCAAAAGCAACTTTAAGGTCTCCCTCACGGACTTCCCAAGTATCACCACTCTCATCTCCACGTAGTGGGTTGATACACTGAGAGTCACCTAGTTTATTACAGACAAGACCGGCAAGGTCTGCTTCACTTCCTTTGTTGCCAGTATGCCAAATATGCTGACCGTTGATCCAGGTAGCACCGCATTTGCCGCACTCCTTACGTTCCATCTTCAGGTCGCTAAATTCACGTTCTTCCATTTAATTAGTAATAATGGTGTAGATATTATATAGTCTATCATAAAAAATGTATGTATCTATTCATACTCCATATATCTTAACTCAACACGATATGATTTCTCAAGGTGTTGAATTCTGCCACGAAGTGTAATAGTTTCAGCTCCATCATAATTATCTGGGATAGTCTCCCACTCTTCAGTTTCTAATTCCCAATAACTCATAATCTTTCAGTCATTAAAATACCATCCAGATGATCATACTCATGAAGTAAAACACGCGCATCCATTTTGTTGAGACACCAATATTTAAATTTACCTTCACTTGTTTGAAACTTTACTCGCACTTGTTCAGGTCTATTAATCCACATAAATTTTTTGGGGATACTTAAACATCCTTCCTCACTCGTTTTCCTGTCTTCGGAAGTCCAACTAATCCTAGGATTAATCATCTCCTGTATTTGACCGGTGCTCAATCGCATAACGATGAGACGGATGTTATGACCGACTTGTGGTGCTGCTAATCCAATACCACCCCACTCAACCATCTTCACTTTCATTCTTTCAGAAAGGTCAATGATGTCTTTGGTTATATCTTTAATTGGGATTGATTGTTCAGTAAGGCAAGATTCACCTACAATTTTAAGATCCAAACCCATTCCTTTCTTCTCGTAAAAATTCTTGTTTTGATTCTGTTAGTGAGCGAAGTTGTGTTTTCATAAAACGAATCTCTTCCTCACTATAAAGCTCTGGATTAGAGATTGCTTCTTTAAGATTTCTTAAGATTTGATCGTAACGTGACATAATAATTAATCGCTATTTTTTATTCCAAGGTGATCTTAGTCTCATTTCTCCACCCAAAGGAGTTTTTCCTTCAGGTGTTTCTGTGAATACTGGAGGTTGAGGTTCATCTAATTCTACCATACTATTGTATTCATCAATAGCCTTATCAATCTCCCTGTTAATTCTTCCTGACAAAAGTTCTGGAACAGCCAGGATTAAAGTATTGATAAGTTTAATTTTATACTTCTTTCCTATCTCATCAATAATAGCCCAGAGATTTTTCTTATCAGCTTTAGTATAATGAGACAATAAATTAACTGCCAGACTCAAAAAGATGGCAGTTACGTATAGATTAAATGTTTTTACTGGACGGACGCCAAAGTAAAATTCAACCGCATACTCAGTTTTCATAAAAAAATATAATTTTTTATTATTTATGAGATCGGCACCTCAATGCTAGTAAGTCTAGCAGCATATTGTAGAGCGTAATTAGTACGATTACCGTGTATACCCCAGCCAAGCCAGTAATATGCCTTTCCCATATAGAAGCCAATGCTTTGACCCCCGGTTTTAAAGGAGGGCTCGACCCCCCTCCACTGTCTTTCAGTAAAGAGGAATGAAACTTGAGCTTCAGTTGTTGATGGGTCAAGCCCAATTCGGGCGGCGTGTCTTCCAAGACCATGGTATCTATCGGAACTGGTCCATTGAATGAGCCCATAGCCACCACTGCGGCAGCCCCAATAAGATACCCTAGCCCCCCCTTCGCAAATGTTCGCATTGAATTTTGACTCTTGTTTAATGTTACCCATAACTGTAGCTATGGCATTTCGATCTTCAATTCCACGTTCTTGTAATGCGGTAAGAACTTTCTTTTCTGTGAAAGAAGCTGTGGGTAATGCCCACTGTGTTTCCATCTCAACGACAGGCTTTTCTGGAACAGATGGCTTTTCTTGATCAATTGTTAAAGTGGTATCAATTGGTATTGCTTGAGACAATTGAGAAGTTAGCAAAGTCATTGCTGTTACAGCAAAGGATGTAATAAGTTTCAAATTAATTAATAGAATTCAACATAGGTTTGAGGCTATATCGCCTCTACCTCACACGTGCTCAAAAATTAAGAGCACATAAATAGTAGCATAGACAAAGACTAAAGTCAATACTGTACCACTCACATAACTGTCTACTATGTTAGTTTCCTATAAGGATATAAAAAACTTAGACGATTGTATAAGGTATTTAGAAAACAAAATTAAGTCCTATCAAACTCATAAAAGTTGTCCCCTTCAAGACCCCAAATTTGTTGACCAGATTTTAAATCAAATCCCTGATCTTTGACATGGTAATAGTTTTCACCTAGATAAGCTTCGTTAATATAGCGCATACCACGGTGAATAAAATTAGATTTAGTCACAAAACACCCATTCTGTACAAAGAACTCAATGTCATGAATAGGATTTTTTAGTACTACACGTCCATCGTTGTCATGGATAGTTGCTTCAAAATACCTGTATGGATTTCTTTGTCTCCTATACCTGTAAGAACACAGGTATCTATCAACATCAAATTCATGAATAACATGAACATATGCTTGCCCCTGTGGATTGCTGTAAGCTTGGCGTTCGTTGTTCCAGAAGCCCTGGAACCTTTCCATAAAATAAGGTAATAACATACTAAGAATTCCAAAGATCACCTTCGGCAATACGGCGTCGAGACAAACCTGCCTCTACGCTAGTGCCTGGGTTACGATATAAGTATAATGCATCTGGGACTTTTGACCACTCTTTCTCCCTCAAAACACGACTGATTGTGTTGAAATTGGGACTTCCGTAGAAGTTCGCACCTAAATTATATGCGAAACTAAGTAAAGCACCGTGCTGATTATCATTCATAATATCCCAATAAGGGATAGTTTTTTCTAATGTCGCAAGATAATTGTACTTTAGTTGTTGATTCAATAATATCTCTGCCTTCTCGCGAGTGATCTTATCACCCAACTCAAAAGGAGACCCATCAATATCCTTGGTAGATCCATAACCTATAGTGTATGGTAGACCACCTGATAGAGGATCTGGGTAGGCGTGGATCATTCCATCCCCAGCTAGTTGATGTAATCCCTCAAACTCTTTAATAAGCTCCACGCCAGCCTGTGGGAGCTTACCTAGCCCACTCTGTTTCTTCTCTACAGAAGCATAAAAGATACGACCCCAACCAGTGCTAGGACCATCAACAGTCCACCTAGCCTCTAGTACGTGCCTCTCATAGATGGCAGAGCGTCCGTTGTATACAGAACTAGTGTAGCCATCGTAAAGGTCTCCATATGGGTCGTGAACGATGTACTGACCCTTTGCGTTTTTTCCTATCAGAACGATCATATGACCGCCTCTAGGTGCTGATAGGGTGCCTCTATGAAGAATGCCTAGCACAACAGGTCTTTTTTCTTCTAACTCCTTATCTAGATCATCAAAGGATAGATTGTATTTGAATTCAGAATCAACCCCATAGTCTTTTAATACTTTGGTTTGTACTGAGTGATCTGTTGTATCTCCAACAGCAAATACCTTACGGATATAATCATCATCACCTTTGGGACCCAGTAGAGTACCTGGGCGAAAATACTCCAGAGTCATAGCACAGCAAGATGAGTTACACGTTCTATCTGGTTCAGTGTAGTTATCTGTCTGTGGATAATAAGGAACAGGTAGAAGCAAGTCAGCAGGCTCTGGTTTTGGCTCTGGCTTATTGCGATATGTTTCTACCCATTCAGCATAATCTTCAAGTAGTTCTGGTGCTACCTTTTCCAAAGCAGCTTCCAGTTCAGCAACAGCTTCTCTATGGTGAGAAAGCTTATCGTCATAATACTTAAAGAAATTTGCTAGTTCTATTTTCATAATATATCCGAGACGGTTTATTTATACTGCCCACGTGACGATAGCATATCTAATACCACTTGTTATCTCCTCAATTTTATGAGGGAACATAAAATTAGCTGGAAATATACAAATATCACCCATATTCAAATGAGTAATGTACTTATCATAACAGTGACGTAAGGCTCCACCTTCATAGTCTTCATTCAATTGAATGATAATAGTAACTTCCCTATTACATTCTACGAACTGATCGGTATGGTAGTCATATTTTCCTCCAGGAGTATACCTTAGACAATTATATCCTTCATCCTGACTGACCTTAAACTCGTCAAACTCCCTACAAAATTCTACAAGCGCTTTCCTAACATACTTATTGATTGTTGGATCAATAGAATCATCTTGAGTTAAACCTAAATCATCACATAATCTACCATAATCTTCACACGTTTTACCATCACGAACTTGAGCCTTTTGCCATCTGCTTAAGTATTCATCACTAGTTATAACATCCACAAGTTCACTACAAACTTTACGTGGAACCATACCCCTATAAACTTTAATATAGTCACTCAAACTACCAGTTTTGTTGTGAAATTCACTTTCACATTTTCCGCCTAGGAAAACATAATGGTGAAATGTTTGAATATACTCTTTCCCACAGTACTCCTCTCTCCAATGAACAGCATTGGGTCCGTCATATATAACTGCGTCACCTGGCTCTAGGTCAATTGATACGTCTTCCCCATCTTTATTTTTGATATAAAATTTAGATTCAGCATCTCCCTCTAGGTGGATGCTTACAGATACTTCACAGGCATTTCTATCAGTATGCTTCACCAACTCAGATTTATTCTGATAAATTCTACTGTAAGTATATGTTGGTAATAATTTTCCACCACCAATACAATCATTTAAGAACGCAACTTTTTCGGAAGCAATGGCAGACATTTCAGTAAAATTATAGTACCCACGTCTATTAGGTTGAGCTTCATCAACCCCCTCCTTACTATTCCTGATAGAATCAGCTAGCTGAAGTGCTGTTTCACGTGGTAAGTATCCTCTAACAATTTTATAGGTGTCACCAATAACTTCTTGTAATTTTGACATTAATCTTCCCAGTAGTGCTTTTTAAAATAGCGTCCAAGTATATTATCATTATAGTACATTGGGCTTCCATTGTCCATCTTTTCTCGTAAGACATTGTACTTGAAGAGTGCTTCTGTCTCCGCATAGTTTGTCTTACCAACGGTCTTATGTAAAGACAATATTTTTCTGCTGAAGTTCTCTTTACCAAACTCTTTTGCATCAAACTTTAACTGTTCGTTAGAACCATAATATTTCTTCCAATCACTTTCAGAAGTTACTCTACGCTTACCACCTTTAGGCTTTCTCTTCTGAACGAAGTACTTTCTACCCACATACTTTCTACCAGTGAGCTTATTCTCAATAAGGTATAAGAACCCATAATAATCTTTTATCTTTTTAGAAGTAAAAGGTTTCCCTCTATACATCCACGGGTTCTCATAATCTACCATTAAAGTGGTTTATAGCTTCTTTATATATTCTCTTCTAAAACCTCTTCCCAATAGCTTGGTTGATGACCAACAGTAGCTAGTTGAACCTGATAATAAACAAAAACTTCTTCCCAAGTTTCAACTACTGTGCTTTTTATTGGTGAATGCCATATTCTATAAGCCATATTATTGAGACCTATTATCATTTATTTAGTACTTAGAGTGACTTATCACCCTTGACAAGGCTGATTCTACACAAAAAAAGACCCCCTGTCAAGTAGGAGGTCTTAATTCACTTATTCAATCTGTTCCACTCAGCTTCTGTTTTACAGTAGCCAGAGTGCTGTATCGTATGTAATGTTTGGATAAGAGTGATGGGGAGTATAAGGACTCCAACCATTATCCAAAGTTCAAAGGGAAGTTTCATTCAGTAGCGTCGGTGTCAGATAGTAAGTAGTCAGCAATAGTATCCAAGTCAGCTGCCGCAATAGACATCTTGGCTTGAACCCATGCTGGCAACTGTAGCATCTTGTCGCCACCAATGTAAGTCTTTATGCGCAAACAAGCATTCTCTGCGGTCGCTATCTGGCGCAACACCATATATCCTTCTGGGTCAGCCTCTAATCCCTGTGCGATGGCTTTAGCTGCCTCTGAGAGGGGCTGAGTGCCCTCTAAGGCATCTAGAATACCAGCAGCGGACTCTACGGTCATTCCTCGTAGGATTAGGTCAATCTCACCGATTGTAGATGCGTGACCCGAACCAAGTAAGTGCTCTGCGATGTCAACATACATGTCGGCAGATTCTTCATTCTGCTCAGCAATAACTGAACCTTGTAGTGCCAATTCAATAAGTTCTTCCCTAGACATTATTTTAAGTAATACTTCATAAAAGTATTTAGACAATAAAAAAGCTCCCCTATTAAGGGAGCTCGTACATGGTGAACGCAATAGTCTGTCTATATGCTTTAGCTAAAGAATTAGGGGCGGACCCTCGATGGTCTCTATGTGCTGCACATAAACACCCATGGTTAGGGATAAAGGGAACATAGTGATAGTCACTTTCTGTGGCATATACAAATTCTCCTCCCCATAGTGAATCCCAGCTGGTATTAAGAAAAATGACAAACGTCCAACACCCCTCCACTCCATCTTGATGAAATGTATTTTCCATATTAGGATATTGTATATTTGTATTGATGCGGACTAGAGATAGTTTTCTTTTTAATATTTTTTCCGACATTAATTTTATATTACTGCCAATACGAATAAATGTTAGGTTATCTCCTAGCAAATCATCGTTATATGTAATATTAATATTTTTATAATGATGTGGTTTTGATATCGCTAGTCTTGGCAATATATTAGATGAATCAATTGAATTATTTTTAGTAACTATATTATTGTATCTGAAATTAAATTCATCACTTATAAGGCTAAAATCATTTCCAGATAATACATCTTTAATTTTATATAAAGATGTACTCACTTCTTCAAACTTCATAAAGTAAATCCAGAGAACTGATCTTCTTTCATATCCTGCTTTAAACCCCCAACAATATATGAGGTAATTTCTGTTTCTTGGGGAGCAACCTGGACACTCTTGGAGTTTAGCCAGTGCTCCGTCCAAGGTAGTGGGTTGTTCTTGGCTGGCACATCAAAGATAGGATCTAAACCAATAGCTTTCATACGGCGATTAGCCACCCACTCAACGTAGTTAGACAGTAACTTTTCATTAAGACCGATCATAGACCCATCTTTGAATAGATACTCTGCCCATTCTTTTTCTTGCTGAACAGCAGCACGGAATGTGTTGATGACCCACTCCTTTTCTTCTTTGGCAATATCAACCATCTCAGGATCATCACCTCTCTCCCAGTTTTTTAGGATATTCTGGGTGATTACTAGGTGTTGTGACTCATCACGTGCAATTAAACTAATGATTTTAGCAGAACCTTCCATCTGCTTTAGCTCACCGAAGGCAAAACTACAAGCAAATGATACGTAGAAACGAATGCCTTCTAGGATATTGACGTTAGCAACAGCACGATAGAGCTTACGCTTAAGCTCACGGCGCTCTTCCTGGGCAGTAGACACGTCTTCCTGTGCCTGCTCATAGACCTTACGGCTGTCATAGTCGTGAGCAGCATTGATAAACTCATTGTAGGCTGCTGTGACGGCAGTAGCACGTTCTAGGATACGATCATCCTTAAGGATAGTATCAAATACTTCAGAAGGATCTGAATAGATGTTCTTAATAATATATGTGTAGGAACGTGAATGGATCATCTCCATAAACTCCCACGCTTTCATACAACCTTCTAGTTCAGGTAGGGAGCAGTATGGGGCAAAAGCCATACTAGGACCACGCCCTTGTACTGAGTCTAGGAGGATTTGATATTTTAGATTACTAGTAAATATATGCTTCTGCTCTGGGCGCAACTTATGATAATCGGAACGATCTTTCTGAAGAGAGACTTCTTCTGGCTTCCAAAAGAATCCTAACTGTTGTTGTGTTAGCTTTTCAAAAATAGGATACTTATAAGAATCATACCTCTGAACTCCTAATGGTTGTCCAAAGAACATTGGCTGTTTTTTAGTGTCAACTTCGTTAGAATTAAAAACAGTCATTCCTTCGATACTTTGCGTGGTCATAAGTTCCTACGAGATTTTTTTATTATAACAGAAAATGGGAATAGTGTCTATGACCCCATTCCCTTAATTATATATTATATTAGATGGCGCAGCTGTCACAAGATTCATCGTCAGCTGATTCTAGTTTAGCTAGAAGATCACCCATTGTTTCTTCCTTAACTTCCTCTTCACCATCACTTGAAGTGTCATATGTGTTCTGATAGTAGCTGGTCTTCCACCCCATTTTGTAAGTGGTGAGCCAGTCTTTGACCATAACAGATACGGGGACTTCTCCATCTGGATAGTTCTCTGGGTTGTATGACCAGTTGCCAGAAATGGCTTGGTCAAAGAACTTCTGCATTACAGCTACGATGTTAATGTAGCCTTCATTACTCTTCATATCCCACAATAAAGTGTAATGTTGCTTAAGAGTTTGGAAGGAAGGAACAATCTGCTTGAGAGGTCCTTTCTTACTCCTCTTGGTGGAGATGTATCCACGGGGTGGTTCTATACCATTAGTTGCGTTACAGACCACAGAGGAGCTTTCAGAAGGCATCTGTGCGCTTAGAGTGGAGTTGCGTACCCCATACTTGAGACAGTCGGCTCGTAGAGCTTCCCAGTCTAGTGAGAGATTGTTGGGAATAATATCATCAACATCACTCTTGTATGTGTCAATGGGAAGAATACCGTGATGATACTTGGTGCGATCAGACCAACCACAAGCACCTTTCTCTTTGGCGAGATTAGTTGTAGCTTTGATGAGGTAGTACTGGAAGTGCTCTGTAAGATCGTGGACTAGCTGTAGTGCCTCTGTATCGGCGTAGTTGACGTGGTGCTTGGCTAGGTAGTGTGCTAGTCCAATATAACCAATGCCAAGACTACGGCGGTTCTTAGTGGCAATCTCTGCGGCTTTGATTGGATACCCCTGGAAATCAATGAGTTCATCAAGTCCACGGACTGCTAGATCACATAGCTCTTCCATCTCTTCAAGGTTACGTAGCTTACCTACGTTGACTGCTGAAAGAATACAGAGAGCAATCTCACCTTCACTGTCATCAATATGGGTAAGTGGTTTGGTTGGAAGTGTAATCTCTTGGCAGAGGTTAGACATCTCAACCTTATCAATGAATGATGAATGACTATTACAGTGGTCAAGGTTCATAATATAGATACGACCTGTCTCTGCCCTCTCTTTGAGTAGGTCTAGGATAAGATCCTGTGCCTTTAATGTAGTTTTTGGAGTCATATCATTGAGCTCATACATCCTGTATAGAGTATCAAAGTCTTCTGTACCAAAGGCTTCATACAAACCAGGAACATCGTGAGGGGAGAATAGTGTGATGTCTCCATTCTGAATAAACCTTTCATAGAAGATTTTACTCATTTGGATTGAGTAATCTAGCTTGCGGACTCTATTGTCTTCGGTACCTTTGTTATTCTTTAGAACGATAAGGTCTTTAATTTCTTGGTGCCAGATGGGAAAGTGAACAGTAGCAGAGCCGCCACGAATACCATTTTGAGTACAGCAGCGGACAGTAGATTCAAACTTTTTAAGGAATGGAATTAACCCGGTATGGCTGACCTCGCCACCACGGATCGTACTGTTGAGTCCACGGATTCTGCCAGCGTTGATCCCGATTCCAGCTCTTTGCGCAACGTATCTGCCAATAGCCATATCAGAGCTAAAGATAGAATCGAGACTGTCGTCGGAATCAATAAGAACGCAGCTAGCGTACTGCCTAAGGGGCGTTCTAACACCTGCCATAA